CTTAAAATGCACCTCCACGCGCCTAAAAAAATGAAAGGCGAAAACTTAATTGAATCAATGCCAAGAGATCAAGTTGTAAGGGTAATAACGCTTACAAACTGGGGTTATTCACCTAGAGAAATTTCCGAAGATTTAAACCTACCATATTGCAGAATTAGCCGGTTAGTTTCTGAGGCTACTAAAAAGCAAATGATTAAAAAAATGGTTTAAAATGTTTGCATTTATAATTTATTTCTTAGATTTACATAACAAAACAAAAACACTTATGAAAACACTTGCAAAAATTCTTTACGCGATTCTAGCCTTTGCGCCAATCTTTGCGCTTGGTTATTTACTTGGACTTAAATTATTAAACTAAAAAAATGCACCTATGGAAAATGTTAAAGTTTTAGCAAAGCATTCGATTGAGGTAGAATCTGAAATTGAATTGCCTAAATTCTTTGTAGTAGACAAATACTACTACTACAAACTAATTAATGATACCACAGTATTAAAAGTGATTAACTTCTATAGTGACTATGATTCAGTCTTAGCTTTGGAGTTATTCCCATCAATTAGAGTTGAGCATATTCGGTACGTTTCCTGGCATTTAAAGCCAGACAATATTGAGCAAATAACAGAACAAGAATTTGATAAAATTTATAAGGACACCATAAAATTTATTTCTAAGCTATGAAAACGGAATCTCAAAACGCATTGATAAAAGGCTGGCTTTTAAATGGCAAATCAATTACTCCGCTGGATGCTCTTAATATGTTTGGTTGCTTTAGATTATCCGCTAGGATAGCTAATTTAAGAGACGAAGGATTGCCGATTGTTACCGATATGGTAACTATTAACGACAAAAGAATTGCTAAATATTATTTAGCCAATGGGTAAGAAAGTTACTGAAGAGCAAATTGAAAAAATGATTGATCTTTGGAAAGATCGCTGGAGTACAAAGGCAATCGCTCTAGAATTAAATTTGTCTTATATGACAGTTTATTCGCACTTACGCAAGCGCTATTTAGTTGGATAATTATTTTTAATTATCTTTGTATTGTAAATGAATTATTCCTGTGTGGTAGCGAGAATAATTCCATAGGTTACTAAACCTAGCCCGACTGACTACCACCAGTTGGGCTTTTTTATTTAAAATGAAAAAGGAAGCTTATTACTTTTCGCACGATGCAAACGCGAAAGATGACCCTAAAATTCTAAGGCTTAGAATGGAATTAGGCTGGGAGGGTTACGGTCTTTTTTGGGCATTAATTGAATTACTTAGAAATGAAAGCGATCACCGTATGCGAACGCATTACAAAAGCATTGCATTCGCATTGCAAACGCAAGAGGAAAGCATTAAAAAGATAATCAACGATTTTGATTTGTTTGCGATTGAAAACGATTATTTCTGGAGTGAAAGTCTTTTAAAACGTATGGAATTAAAAGAGGAACGTTCTGAGAAGGCTAGAGAATCGGCCAAAAAACGTTGGAATAAGGATTTAGATGCGAACGCAATGCGAACGCATAGCGAACGCAATGCGGATGCAATGCAATTAAAGGAAAGTAAAGAAAAGGAAATAAAAAAAAATGAAATAAAAGAAAATGAAAATATATTAAACGAGGATACACACAATGCAATTTTTAGAGAATTATGGAATAATAGAATTTGGCTTGAAGGTTTAGCAATGACCTGGAAAGCTGATATAAAAGAAGTACAAAATCACTTAAATACATTTAGAAAAGAATGCATTTTAAAAGATGAATTCAAAGAAAATTCTAAATTGGCAAAAGAGCATTTTTTTAATTGGGTTAAACGAGGAAACCCAGTACCAAAAAAAGAAACTAAAGAGGAAAATATTTTCGCTAAACTTTACAGACAAGAATTGGAAAAAGAAAAACAACAAGAACAATGAAAAAGACAATTTTAAAACACTTGCAAAAAATGGAATTTGTTTGCGGACTTAAACAATTTAAGGAGTATAAAGAAGAAGAAGCAAATCAATTAATTGATTGCCTACACGATTTATTTAAAAAATACGGCTGGATGACTGAGGAAAGAGTTGACTACATACTCCAGGCAGGAATGCGTGGCCAATACGGCGATTTTTACCACGTTAACGAAAAAACGGTAAATACTTGGATTATGCAATATTACCAGCATCACCAAAGCCAAATTGTCCAAGAAGTGCAGGCAAAAAATAATCAAGAAAAGGAAGCAACGGACGAAGAAATAAAGCACTGGATTGAGGTTGGCAAAAATATATTTAAAGAAAATTATAAATTGGCCAAAGAAACAGGAACTTGCGCTGATCTTAGCGAATGGGGAATAAATTGGTTTAACAAATTTCAGGAAAGAGGAATTTTAAAACCTTGGGAGTTTGACGTTGAGGAAATAGAAAGCCAAGAGCGAAAAAATATGCGGTTAATTAACACTTATGTAAATGAGGCAACGGTTGGCTCTAGATCACGGAATAAAATCTGGAAGCTTTTTATTTTAAAGTCAATTAATGAAAACGCTAAACTTGACGAAATAATATGACTATCTTTTTAGGTGATCAAGCTAAACGATTGTACTATATGCGCGACATTCCGTTAGGCTCTATAGGAGTATTTATGAGCCATAAGCAAGAATTTATTTATTGGTATTGCAATGGTTATACTTTTGACACTGGCTTTGCCTATACAGAGGCGGAAGCTTTACAAATAGCAAAAAGAAATTTTAAATGAGACACGGCTCTTTATTTTCGGGAATTGGAGGATTTGATCTAGCCTCGGAATGGATGGGATGGGAAAACGTTTTCCATTGCGAATGGAATGAATTCGGACAAAAAGTTTTAAAATATTACTGGCCTAAAGCAATAACTTACAATGACATTACCAAAACAGATTTCTCTATTCACAGAGGAACAATCGACATCATTACCGGAGGATTCCCTTGCCAACCGTACTCAATGGCTGGAAAACGACTCGGAAAAGAAGACGAGCGCCATTTATGGCCCCAGATGCTTAGAGCAATTCGAGAGATTCAACCGACCTGGGTTGTGGGCGAAAACGTTCGCGGGCTTACTAATTGGAATGGAGGGCTGGTATTCGACGAAGTGCAGGCTGACTTGGAAACTCAAGGCTACGAAGTCACACCGTTTCTACTTCCTGCTTGTGCCGTTAACGCTCCCCATAGAAGGGACAGAATTTGGTTTGTTGCATACAATGCTACCTACTCCGACTGCAAACGATATAATGAGTTCTCAGGAAGAAAGAATAATTATAAAGAACAATCGATTTATAAAGAAAAACAAAGTATCAGGGACGGAATTTGGGCCAAAGTTGGTGGATATAGCAGGACTTCTTCCGACTCCAACTTGTATGGATGCAACGAATGCTACAGCAACAATGAAGTCAACACAGGTGAAGGAGGGTTCAATGCATTCGGTGACATTGACAAGGGCGATGTCAATGGGGATGCTACCGACTCCGAGAACAAGGGATTGGAAGGGATGCGAGGGAAGAAGAGGAGATATTCCAAGTTACATAGAAGACAATTTAGGATTGAAAACTGGAAAAACTTCCCAACTGTCTCCCCAATTTGTGATGGAGATGATGGGATTTCCGAAAGACTGGACATTATTACCTTTCCTAAATGGAGAAACGAATCAATTAAAGCAGGAGGAAACGCAGTAGTTCCGCAAGTAGTTTATCAAATTTTTAAAGCAATTCAACAATACAATAACTTAAACAATTAAAACAATGGACAAAATTTATGTTGGCTCTGGCCGTATTTTACAAACGCAATTTGGAATATTACCAAAGGTTTCATTTAGCAGAAAAGATTTAAACAAGCTAATTGCGTATTTAGATGCAAATGATTCTGAATGGGTCAATTTAGATATGAAAGAAAAGAAGGAAAAAACAGAAGGAAAGGCAACGCATTATTTTGAGGTTAGCACTTATCTAAGTGATAAGCCTAAAGAGAAAAACGAATGGAAACCAGTTGTAGCTAAAAAAGAAATCATTGATAATTATGAGAAAGATATTCTCCCATTTTAAGCCGAAAAAAAGGGATATGTTTAGCATTGTAAGTACTTGCCTAGCAATATTCCTTTTTATATATTTTCAAATGCCTTTTGGCCTTTTGTTTATGTGCTCTGTTTTTATGTTTACAATCGTTTTAGATTTTATCTATAGTATTTGTAATGATTGAATTTAAAATAAAGCAAAAGCCTTTGAGCGTAAATGAAGCCTGGCAAGGCAAACGTTTTAAGACGCAAGCTTATAAGCAATACGAAAAGGATATGCTTTTACAGATGCCAATAAAAAAGATTGATCCTGCACAAATGTTAAGAGTTGAATTTTTTTTTGGCTTTAGCAATTCAGCAAGCGACTTAGATAATCCGGTAAAGTTATTAATGGACCTAGCGCAGAAAAAATACGAATTTAACGATAAAAACGTTTTTGAGTTGAACGTGCGGAAATGCTTGGTAAAGAAAGGCGAGGAATTTATACAAATGGGTATTTATCCTTTACTTCCTTTTTAACCTAATCTATGTTTTTGCTTTGATAATTATTTAAAGTTTATATTTGCGTAAATGACAAGCAAAATGAGTTTAGAGGAAGGTTTATTAATTAGGAAAGCTAGAAAAGCCAAAGGATTTACGCAGTTAGAATTGTGCGACAAATTAGATATGAGCCACGCGCCAATAAATCAGGTGGAAAATGGATGGGAATCTATTTCCTTACACAACTTGCGTAAAATATGCGATGCTATAGGATTGGAGGTTGTAATTAGGCAAAAGAATGGCTAAGAAGTTACCTAAAACTAACACGGATTATTCACTTGAAATTAGATACAGACTAAGGGACGGACAATGGTCCGATTGGTCAATGAAAGGCAGAGGCGCATTTGAAAGCATAGAAATAGTCCAGAGGCAAATACGAATATTGGCAAGCGCTTACCAAGGCAGAGAAAAGGAAGTTAAATTTGAATGGAACGGATGGCTTTGCGATTTTCAAGGTAAGCCAACAGGCGAAGTAATTACGTTACGTTAATTGTGAAATTTGACAGGACTGAATATTTAACCAATTTAAAAGAAAGCAATTTATTCGAGCTGCTAAAAAAAATAATACCAGATTTGCAAATTACTGATCAATTTAATTCAGTTGATGCATTTAGTATTAAAAGGCAAAAATTTTACGAGCTAAAATGCAGACGAACTGATTACGTTGATTTATTGATTGAAAAAATAAAGTTTGACAGTCTAAAAATAAAAGGCAAAGTTTATTACATTAATTCAACACCTAGAGGAATTTATTCTTTTAACATCGCAAAAATAAAGGAGCCAATTTGGTCAGTTAGATTGATGCCAAAAACTACAGAATTTGAACACAATACTAAAGTTGAAAAAATAGTTGGTTATTTAAATATTTATCTGGATGGTAAAGACATTACAGATTTATTAATTTAATATAGTTTTTTTGGGTTTATGTTAATTAAAGCCTTGTCCAATCGGGCAAGGTTTTTTTGTGATATTTGTAAAAAAAATAATTTGTAAAATGAGCGGAAGACCTAAAGCAGTATTTGATCTACCAGAAAATTGGTACGATGCAATCCTAAAATTGTACAAAGAAGGAGCTTCAGACGTTGAAATTAAAGCTTTGATTTATGAATGGAGAGGATCATTTTCAAATGATTTGTGGGACCGTTGGATAAAAGAGGAAGAGCAATTTTCGGAAACCATAAAAATGGGAAAACTTTTATCTGAGGCTTGGTGGAACAAATCTGGACGTAAAAACCTAGAAAACAGAGACTTTAATTATACTGGCTGGTATATGAATATGAAAAATCGTTTTGGTTGGTCTGACAAGCAAGCGATTGACGTAACAAGCGAAGGAGAAAAAATAGCACCTCCAATTACTTGGATTAAAACAGAATAATGAACTCAATCCAACTTCTAGATAAATACAAGCCTTTATTTTATGAGCAACCGCAAACCAGGTATTATTTAATAACTGGAGGTCGTGGCTCCGGTAAGTCGTGGACGCTTTCCCTATTCCTTTTAAACCTAACTTACGAGGAAGGACACGTCATTTTGTTTACCCGTTGGACTTTAACTTCAGCCTTTATTTCAATCATTCCAGAATTTATTGACAAAATTGAGTTAATGAATAAGGAAGCAGACTTTGAAATTACCCAAAGCGAAATAATTAATAAAATAACAGGCTCAAAGATTTTATTTCGTGGAATCAAGACCAGCCAAGGGACGGCAACTGCTAATCTTAAATCCATTGCTGGCGTTACAACCTTTATTCTAGACGAATCTGAGGAATTAAACGACGAAGACGTATTTGACCGCATAGACCTTTCTATTAGAGCGGCAAATAAGCCTAACCGCGTGATTCTTGTAATGAATCCAAGCTACAAGTCGCATTGGATTTATAATCGATTTGTAAAGCAGAAAATTAGCAACTGCACTTACATACATACAACCTACCTAGACAACGAGCGCAACCTTTCGCAATCATTTATAGATCAAGCACAGAGAGTTAAGCAAGAAAACCTCCACAGATACGAGCATTTGTTTTTAGGCAAATGGCTAGACGATGCCGA